GTGCTGACCGCGGCTCACTGCATGGAAAATAACGAAGGGGCTATGGAGGACCGTAGCCGTCTTTGGCTGGGGAAGCTGTTCAATGCCATGTGATCTATACCCGGGGTTTGTACGCTCCGTGGACCGCGCACGTCGCGAGGTGCGGGTGGAGATATCGCCTTTCACTGACGGGGCGAGTATCTGGCCGCTGGCGGAAATCAATTACCCGATCGGTGATGACTCCAAGAACACCGAGATTCGCATCGTCGAAGGCCTGCCGGTCAATATCAGCTTTCACAACGGTGATCCGCGGTATCCGGTCATCATGGGCTTTCGCAACCCCCACATAGGCAATGAGGTGGGTTGGCGCCGTTGGAACCACGACAACATCGAGTGGAATGCTGACAAGGTCGTGAACATCAATGCAGGCGAGTCCATCAACCTGATAGTGGGCGGAACGTCGTTCAAGCTGACGACGGCCGCCATCAATGCGATCGCCAAAGCTGTGGGCATCAAAGGTCCAGTCACGCAGACCGGTGGCGACATGACCAGCGACGGTATCAGCGCCCAGTTCCATACCCACGTCGAGCAAGGCGACGGCAAACCAGTCAGCAAGCCGCAATAGCGCAAACGCCCCTCCGTGCGCCCTTTTCGGGGCGCGCACAATGGCCCCAGACATCAACAATGGGGGCAGACCATGCCAGTTGTGAACGCGCTGGACTTTACCAGCGCATCGGCCGCCGAGGGCGCGCTAAAGAAGGTCAAGCAGTGGATGGTTCGCGCTGGTCAGCCAGTGGTGGGCACCGAGTTTGTCGACAAGCCCAAGCGCAGCAACAGCATCACCTATCGCGAGGCCACTCTGACGCTGGCCAGCGGTCAGTTGATCACCCTGCGCGTTAACAGCACCGGCGACATCTTCCAGGCGGTGCTCAACAGCTCCGTGGTGCCAATCAAGAATCACGACGACATGGCCAAGGCAGTCGCCGAGCTCGCTGGACTGGCCGAGAAGAATCAGGCGGCGTTTCAGAAGGCCCAGGCGCGGGTCAAGGTCGCCCTCCCCCCTGGTATGAGTACGCCAAAGCCCAAGATCGCGGATGCGCTGCAGCAGCGCGTTACTGTGCTCGACACCCAGATCGCCGATCGCAAAGCCACTGTGGCCACCCTGCAGCAGCAATTGGGCGCCATGACTGACAGCGCAGTGAACGACCTCGAGCTGGACGACGCGGCCCGGGACGTACTGCAGGCGCTTGCCGATCGCGGCCCGCTCGAAGACGGCGACGTGCCGAGCAAGTCCGGCCGGGACACCCTGGAGACGCTTGGCTACATCGACCGTTACACCGATGAGGGCGCCAACGTGTTGAACGAGAAAGGGCGCAGCGCCCTGGCCATGCTCGACAGCACGCCTCTCGCCCCAGTTGCCAGCTCAGGGCCTGAGCCTACGTCGTGGTTTGGCTTCAAGCTGGTGAACCAGGCCTACGTCGACGAGCTGGGACCGATCGAGGTGCCGTCACGGTTTCAGATCGGCGCCGACGTGTTTCTGGGCGTGGGTCAGGCAGGCGACAAGATGGACATCGCTGTGAAGGTCATCGGCGCAAGCTTTCGAGCCGCAAAGGTGCACTACACATTGGCGGTGCCGATCAAGTCGGAGGGCGATCAGCAGATGTATGCAGTGCTGCACGAGGTGGATTCGATTTCGATCGCGACTGCCGAGGATCTGCTGGACAGCACCACCACACCGCTGCCCGTGGCTTCGTTGGAGGTCTACCGGGATGAGCTGCCAGCTGAAATGACTTTGGCGGCCGCCTACGTGGCTGCGCGGGATCTGGTGACGGCTGATCCGAACATGATGGACAGCGCGGCCACTGCGGGCGCAGTGGCGCAGTTACGGATCGCACTGGACGTGGTGGAGACGAACTACCCCATCAACGTGGAAGCGGGCAACCTGGAGCAGGCCCAGCTCGAGCAGGATCTGGCAGCGTCGTTCAAGTTGGCGATCGGCATGCTCGACAGCGCTCCAGCTGCGATGAGTGACGCGGGGCTGGCGCAGCTGGTAGCGATTGCAACGGTGTCGGCCGCCGAGCAGGAAGGTATTGCAGACCAGCAAGCGTTGGCCGAGCTGCTGGCGCTGGGGATGGTAGAAACAGACTCAGGGCTGTTTATGGCCACGGCCAAAGGGGTCAACGCCCTGGACGATGCCGGGTATGACCCGTACGGCGAGCCCTACGCCGCCAGCCAGGACTAGAGAGACAGAATGTCGTACATGCGCGCTACCCGGTCGATCTGATCGGTGAGGGCGCCAACGGTGCGCTGGCGCGATTGGAAGTGCGCCAGCGCCAGTACGGCTATTTCACCGTTCGAGATATCGGCCGCGAGCCGGTATTTCTGGCCGTGAACATCAATACCATCTGTTTCTATCCGCGGACGATATTTCGCAACGTCATCGTCCAGGATGAACGTGGTCAGACCCTCCCCTTCCTTGTAAGCCAGGATTGCCGACTGCAGGTGTTCCTCTGTGAACAGGCAGTCGTAGTTACGCAGCCGCATGTTCGTTACAAACGCGTAGCCTGGCGGCGGTTCCTCGCGATATCCCACCTCTTTGGCAATGGTCATCACGCCCGTTGCGTCATCGCGGCTGGCGCCTAACGTGATGGGTTTAGAACCTGAGCCACCGTAGCCGGCGACGGAAACAATGATCTTCATGCTGTGATTTACCTTCTTAAAATAAACAATCCGCTATCTAACAGCTTTACGTAAATTAAATGAAATGCTAATGTTTGGCTCGCTCCACCAATCAGCCAGACACCAAAGGAACACATCAATGAACATTCAGGATCGTAACGCCCCGCAACGCGTCTCTCCGACCGCCCTTTTCATCGCCGGGGTGGTCACCGCCCTATGCGTGGGGCTGGTTGGCGGCGCCGACTATGACCAGGAAGTGGCAGACGCTCGATTCACCTGCAATATGGTCAGCGTCCAGGCATGGCCATCGGCTTACAAACCCGACTGCAAGTTGCCCCATCAGGCAGCGCATGCACCGCAGGTTACTGAACAGGTCGCCAAGCTCTAAAGACGAAGTAAGACAGAAGCCCAGCAAATGCTGGGCTTTTTTGTGAGTTAAAGATCAAAACGCGCGAAGGCGCAAACGCGCGTTAGCGCCTTTGCGCGTAGGAGGGTTCGCACGAACGCGCTTTGTGGTTATCATGCCGGCCTCATCAGCCAGATAGTTTGAGGTTCTCATGCCCAAAGTAATTTCAATCCTGCAGCCCAAGGGCGGCGCCAGTAAAACCACCTTATCGTTTAACCTGGCAGACGCCATGCGCCTGGACGGTATGGACGTGGTTCTGGTCGATTCTGATCCCCAAGGCACGGCGCGTGATTGGGCTGCTGCTTGCGAGAATCAGCCTCTCAGCATCTACGGCATCGATCGGCCCGAGCTGTTGCAGCGTGAAGTCCTCAACATCAAGCATGACTATGTGGTGATTGACGGCGCGTCTAAGGCCAATCGGCTGGCAGAAGCGGCGGTGAAGGCGTCCGACCTGGTGCTTATACCGGTGCAGCCTTCCCTACTGGATGTGTGGGCGTCTGAAGAGCTGGTGAACATGATCCGCGATAGGCAAGAAATGCTGTCGGACGTGGGGCGCACTCTCAAGGCGGCTTTCATCCTCACTCGAGTCATCGCCGGCACCAACATCGCAACAAAAATCCTCGACGATATCGCTTTGTTCGGATTGCCTCTCATCGAGGGCCGAGTAATGCAGCGCGTCGTCTACCCGGAGAGCGCCGGCGTCGGTCAGTCCGTGTTTGGGTACAAGCCCAAAGACAAGGCCGCGATCGCTGAAATCTCGCAGATCCTGTCAGGCGTCAAAGGCTTGCTGGCGTAAGCCTGTGAAACGCGCCTTGGCGCGAACGCGCTTTTCCCCTATGATCGCAAACACGCGTTCGCGCCTTCGATTAAATGACAGTACCAGGTGAGTAATGAGTGAACGAGCCAGCATTCGCCCCAGCCGGGCGAAGGTAGAGAAAGAGTTGGAGGAAGAAGCGGCCGATATCTACCGCTTCAATGCGCACCTGCAGAAAGCGCCAAACATGACCATGCGCACCGAAACTGCAGAACTTAGGCTGTCGCGTCCGTCCGACTTCCTTAACCTGCTGCTCGAGGCGCACGCTGATCGCAAGGCGGCCGGCGAGAAAGATCCTTTCTTTGAGGACGCCCTGTTGCGCTATCGCGATCGCAAAGTAAACCGCAAGCCGGTACCGCGTTCCGCGCGTTGAACCTGGTTTGAACAAAGGGCGCCTCAGTGGCGCCTTTTTTGTGCCTGCTGATCGGCGGAAAGCGCCCCCGGGAGCATGCCGGATGAGCCTATATCGTGTGTGCTTTCATCCGAGGCGACAGCCATGGCAGACACGTTTTCTAATTTGATGAGCGCCGCCCACGCGGGCGCTTTCGGCGCCGGTTCGCGGGCCACCCCATCGCCCGAGCAGATCCGCGCCGGCAACTACGCCAAAGGCTCAACGCGCCTTCACGGCATGCCCATCACCATCGAAACCCCAATGTTTCAGCCGCGCCGCGGCAAGACCGATGGCGCGCCATGGTCGGTGCTGTGCATGGCCCACTACGGCTACATCAACGGCACAGTGGGTGCTGACGGCGATGCCATGGATGTGTTCGTGGGCCCAATGCCCGAGAGCCTTCGTGTGTTTGTCGTCAATCAGCAGAACAAGGACCGCGCCTTTGATGAGCACAAGGTGCTGCTGGGGTTTTCTGATGAGGACCAGGCGCGCCAGGCATACCTCAACAGCTATGAGAAAGGATGGACCGGGCTGGCCAGCTTGGTGCCCTGCAGCGTTAAGCAATTCCGGTATTGGCTCAAGCATGGCGACCTGAGCCGCCCGCTTGTGCCAGGCGATTTAATCAACGATGAGGCGGTGAGCATGACCGACGTATTAGTGCGCTGGGATGATCAGCGCATGCCTGTGGGCGGCACAATGGGCGATTTGATCGCGGATCTGCGCCGTAGCGACCGTGATGGGCTGATGATGGATGCCGCCAACATGGCGGACCTGGATGAGTACTTGAGCGATGGCAGCATGCTCGATGCCATGGTGATTGAGGTCGCGCAGTTCGAGCGCAAGGCCAATCAGCTGCTACGCGTAATGCAGATGGCCGCCATGGGCGTTAAAGCCACCAGCGTGGAAGTCAGCAAGGCTTTCAAGAATCGCGGCACCACGCAGCTCGCCATGCTGTTCCTGATGGACGATGGCCAGAGCGTCAGCGTGTTCTTTCACAACCCCGACACCACGCCCAACAAGCTGGCGCCGACTGATGAAATGGTCAGCTGGAAATGGGTGCTGAACAAAAAGGACGTGACCATTACGGTTGCCCCTGAGCGTGGGCAAGACCTCAACCCGCGCGAAGTTGCCCGTCGCATTATGAAACTGGTGGAGAAGAATAGCGCCAAGTTCGCCCTGGCCAACACCAACAAGGCCGAGCGCGAAGCCCAGATCGCTACGCTCAAAGCGGACGAAGCGGCAAAAACCAGCGAGCTGGCCACGCTCGACAAGCAGATCGAGGATCTGACCGCCGAGCTCGAGGCGAAGAAGGCTGCGCCAGCGCCGGCCGCGGCACCAGCGGAAGAAGCCGCCCCAGCTCCTGCAATTGGCCAGGCGCCTGCGCAGTGGCCTGAGACTGACCTTGCGCTGTCTGCGGCAATCAAACGTATGGCCACTGAATCGCCGCTGCCTGTGCGCACGATCCGCGTGGAGAAGGGCCGCACCGTGCCGACAGTCAGCATCTTCCTGGAAGTAAGCGAGTTCCGCGCCTTTGTGACCTTCGTGGGCCTGAAAGATGGGGGCGACGGTGTGTCGACCTGGCGTGTAGAGACGATTGGCTCTGACACCCCATCCAGCCCAATCGAAATCACCGCCCGAGCGTACTACTCGGACCTGGTGAACACGATCAACGCTCTGCCTCGTGCCTCTGTCCTAGCGCCCCGGGATGAACCGGACGCCAGTGAGGCACCTGCAGCCCCAACGCGCAGCCAGGCCATCAAACAAGCGCTGGCGGCACTGGGCTGGACCACATCCGATCAAAGCGTGTTGCTGGACTTGCCGCTGCATGGCGCCGTCTACCAGCTGCGCAAGATTGAGGACGACAAGGGCGCCCTCGCGTGGAAGGACACCGGCAGCAACCTGCAGTGGAGCGATGAGCCAGACCTTAGCGCCCCCGACATGGCTGCAAAGATCGATCAAGGCTTTCGGGCGGCCATCGACGAAGCACGCAAAGCCGTCGGCGCTGAGCCGCAGTCAGAGCCTGATAGCGCGGCGCCGGCCGCCGAGCCTGCCGCCGATGAGGACACCGGCACTATCGAGGCCGAGGGGCGCGATAACACGGTTAAAACAGCCAAAGGCACCAAAGTGCTGACCGGCTTCAAGGTGATCGAGGCGCGAAACCTGGTGATCAGCCATGAGGCTGACGGTACGGTCAACCCGGCCTACCCCGCCGAGATTCAGCCGCGCGATCGAGCGCGTGCGACCTCGCAGGCCTGGGTGCAGAAAACCGCCCGCAACCTTGATCCTGACAGCCTTGGTCGCACCCAGCGCGCCGACAGTGGCGCCCCGATCGTGGGCCCCGACCGCGTGGTCGAATCGGGCAACGGCCGAGCCATGGCTGTCAAAGAGGCTTACCGCATCGGCGCCGCCGACGACTACCGCGACTGGCTGGTCGAAAACGCGGAGTACTTCGGCGTGGATGTAGGCAAGATCAACCGCATGAAAGCGCCGGTGCTGGTGCGCGTGCGCAAGTCGGCTGTCGATCGGGTTGAATTCGCCGTGGAAGCGAACCAGGACGATAAGCTGGCGATGACCGCGACGGAGAAAGCCCGTAGCGATGCCAAGCGCCTGGACGCTGCCATGCTGGCCAAGCTTGCCGACGGCGATCTAAACAGCGCCGCCAACCGTGATTTCGTAGCAGCGTTCCTGCAGTCCCTGGGCGATGCCGAAGCGGCGCAGTACCTCACCAGTGACGGTAAGCCCACCAGTGGCCTGATCAGTCGCCTGCAGGCCGCTCTGTTCGCCGGCGCCTACTCCGATGACCGTCTGCTGGAAATGACGGCCGACGTGGCCAAGCCTGAGATTGCCAACATCGTGGCGGCGCTCAACAGCGCAGCGCCTGACTTCATGCGCGCCAAAGAGCTGGACCGTGTGGGCGCTGAGGACATCGGCGGCAAGGTGACGGACTCGGTGGAGCTGTCGCTGAACCAGGAGGCCGTCAACGCCATCATTGGCGCTACCAACGTGCTGCGCCAGGCGAAGGATTCAGGCCTGGGTCTGGACGAGTTCCTGCGCCAAGGCGATATGTTCGGCGGCACCGATCCGGACGTGGCCGCAATGGCCATGTTCATCCAGCAGAACAACCGCAGCGCCAAGCGTATGGGAACCGCTTTCAAGGCCATGGCGCAGTTCGTGGAGAGCGAGAACGCCCGTAAGCAGACTGCAGGCCTGTTCGGAGATGAGCCGGCCAGCTTCGCGGACATCGTAAGTGCAGCGAACCGTAAGCTTGAGCAGGAGTATGGCGAGGGCTTGTTTGCGATCGATCAAGGGGATATGTTCGCCGCCCCAGCTCAGGCGCCAGCCGCCGAGCCCGCACCTACAACGCCCCCGGAGCCAGACGAGGATGAACAATTGAAAGCAGCCAAGGCCTACCTTGATAGCCTGATAGAGGGCACCGCTGACCTGGGCAGTCCAGCTGACGTGCTGACTCGCCTGGAGTCGATCTACGCCCAGTGGGGCGAGGCTGAGCTTAAAGACTTGTTCGTTGATGCCTCGAACGCTTTCCGTGACTACGCATTGAAGGCGACTGCCGACGTGCTCTGACCCACCTGTGTAATGGGTGGCTTGTGTATGGAGGCCCTTGGGCCTGCCGGGGTTCTAGCTCCTACCCGGTTCGCCAACCTGCACAAGCCGCCCACCCTTTCCAAAGCCCGCCGCGTGCGGGTTTTTTTGCGCCTGGCATTAAGCATTTGACACTATATTGGTTTGGATATAATGTGGCTTCCGAGGGCCCGAAGTGGCTCCGTTCTTACTTTTTTCAATGACATTACAGGCGAGAGGGACGGCACCGTCGTTCCGAATGACAGGAGAAGTCACGATGGCAGTTATGGCCCCCCCAATAAGAGTTCAGCGCCTTTGGCGCCCTAGGAGTAGTTGTGATCGGACAGCCTTTGAAACCTGTAAAATTTGTTGACTGTGACCTGCAAGACTTCCCTCCCAAGATTAAAAAGCGGGCGGGTTTTCAGATTGAATTGCTTCAATACGGTGAGGATCCATACGACTGGAAGCCAATGAGAAGTGTGGGCCCAGGCGTACGGGAAATCAGGATTAAGTGCAAGGATGGGGCTTTTCGCGTGT